GCTACGGCTACGGCGACGGCGACGGCGACGGCGACGGCGACGGCGATGGCTACGGCGACGGCGACGGCGACGGCGACGGCGACGGAAAAGGCTGGGGCTGGTGATAAACTCTATCCTATACCGGAGATTATGAAATGAAACTAAATAAACCTGAATACATGCCAGGACAAGAGTTAGAAGACGGAACACTTTATGTTGGTGTATTGGTAAATAAAAAAGGTGAACATTATCATCTATCAATTGAAAAAGAGTCAATAGGTCCGATGAATTGGAACGAAGCCGTTAAGTTAGAGTCTTGTCCAAACGTAAGGGAGTTAAGTTTAATTTCGTCTACTGCATACGCCACTGGATTATTTTTAAATAAAAATTTTCATTGGTCTTCAACAGAATATCTAAATTTCTTCGCATATTGGTATCGCTTCTCAGACGGTAATCAGTCAAATTACCAAAAGGACCATTTATGTTTTGTTAGATGTGTTAAAAGATATTCTCTGCAACAGGTTATTAGGTCAATAACCAATACCTAAATGAAGTGTCTTGTTTGGGGGATGTGTGATGGAAAATAAACGGATAGATTTTTCTAATAGGGAGGATATTGAAAAACTTAGAAAAAGAATTTTTTATTCAGCACGAAAATTTGGATGTCAACCTGACAGAATTGATGACATCTCTCAAGAAGTTATCACTAAACTGCTCGAAGGAAAAAATAAGAACTCAACCATTGATCAATCTGTTATCAATGCTCTACGGTCTGACAGCGGTCGTAAAGGGTCACCTAGCTATCGTATACGAGAATCATTCGTCAGTATCGACGAAAATATTGTTGAAAGAAACACTGGATTATCAATGGACGATAGAGTCGATCTTGACCTTATCACAGGACATCTTAAGGGGTGGAAAAGATGTCTAATCTTGCTTCGATTTCGGGACGGTATGAGTGAAAAAGAGATCGGAAATTACTTTGGCTTTACTTTCTTCTGGGCACGAATATGGATCGAAAGAATTCAAAAAAGCATACTCCAAAAAATTAAGGCTAAAGAACAAGGACAAAATAAGAAAGTATTGGAAAAAGTATTACCAAACGAAACAGAAACAGACTTGTGGGGAATGGAACAGGGAAAGAATTCGGGATTGGAGAAAATCGAATCCTGGTCAATGGAATATTATAATGAAGAAAGCTTCTGAAAGGGGGCTTCACAGGAGATTTTATGCAAACCACAGAAACGAACTTAGAAGAAAAAAAGCAGAAATTGGAAAAGAAAAGCGAAGACAAAACCCATTCTTTGGAATCTACAAAGAAATCAAGTCTGGTGATCTCGAAGGAATCAAATCAGCTATCAAAAAACTTAGCACTATCGCTGATGACATTGATTGAAAAAGTAAATGAGACAGCGGTTACGCCAGAAACCGTAAACGCCTCGTGCAATGCTGCGGCTCAGATTTACAAGATATTAAGACTTAACTACGAAATGCAAAAAGAGGGTATGTAATGACCGATACAAGGACTTATACAGAGAAAGAACTCCTCTTCCTTCTAAGGGGCGCTATCAAAACAATGGAACGAACTCTCGCCTCATTCTACACCCAGAGCCCAATGCCACACATCGGGCTTAACTTCAAACTCGCTCTAGATGCGCAGATGAAGGCGGTTGATCAAATCAAGAAAGAGATTGGCTATGTCAAAATCTGATTACCTGGGAATCTTCGCGGTTCTATTTTACATCGCCATTCTTTATTGGATCTTTTGGAAGATAAGGAATGATAAATGAAATCACTTTCAGAGTTAGCTGAACAACTTGAAACGACGGCGAAGCGCCAGCGCGAATGGGCAACAAGCCTTGGCGCACTAATCGACCAACAAACTAAGGACCAGATGCAAGCGATAATTGATGCCGAAGCCGTGCATGTGGACGACAATCAGGGATATGAAAGAAATCCTCAAGTGTCCAGTATGCGGAAGCCCGAAGATAGCGAAGGTTAATAAGTTTAGGACCACAATGATTGTGTTCTTGTGCGGAAGCAAAAGGGAACTATCGCCAAGGAGGGGTCTTGACCTTTTCGAGGGGGGATCATGCCAAAACTATCTTGCAAGGGATGCGGAAGAGCAATCGGAGAATTCACAAGATCAGATCTCTGTGAACAATGCAGAAAAACAAAGTGCGTAAGATGTGAGAAACTCTTCACGCCAAACCCGTCAAACCCAACACGCATCTGCACCAGGTGTAGAAGTAAACAGAAGTGCGCAAAATTTCAGCTTGATACTTATACAATATATGCCTAAGCTTTAGGCATTATATGGGGGTTTATCATGGATATGATAATTGGATCGCTGTTTCTGTTTAGTTGGTGTGCAATAATCTATGTTGCTCTTGATATGTATTATGAGGCCGAGGCTGATCGCGAGACTAATGCGTTGAGGAGCGAAGAGCATATCCAGTGACAAACCCAATGGCTATAAGTGCAGCCTTTCCATAGTCGGTATCGAAGAACGTCTTTTCCTCAACCACTGGGGTTAGCGACAGCACCGCAATCTCTTCTTCAAGTGATCGCTTCTCTTTTAAGCATGAATAGAACTTCTCAGCCTCAGGCCGAGAAAAGCAATACTGGTTATTTTTGATCGTTCCGGCCAAGCTCATTGTTGATAGCACCAATAAGCTCATCATTAGACATAGACTTCGTTTCCGCATGGATCTTTTCCTTCTCAAGTTCAGCTTTGCGCTTCGCAATCTCTTTTTCTAGTCTCTCACTTCTGTGAATCAGGTGAACCAAGAACCCGTAAGCCGCAACACATATTGCTGCAATTATAGCACCTGCACTCATTCTTTTTTCCCGTAGCTTGCCTGGACATCGATCTTCGCCTGTCCGGTGACATAGCTCACACAGATGATTGTGATACACAAAATCGCAACAGGCAGTGCCACGACAAGCACTTCGTTTGGCAGCCCGCTGTGCGAAGCTTGACTAACTGAAAACAGAACTCCAAACACAGAGAACACACTAAATCCAATCTTACGCGATAGATATTTCTTCCACATATTAATAAGTGATTTTCAAGAATGCGCCAGCACCGGCAAGGTCAACCGTCACAGGACCAATGATATGCTCCGCTGCGAAGTCATTTGAGGCTTGTCCACCACCGAAGTAGCTCACGCTTGAGCCGCTGGCAGAAGCCTGAAGGCGGATCATCTCAACGCCGTTTGCGTAAATCTTAGCCGTCGCAGTAGCCGCAGCCGGAGTCAATAGAACGCTTTTTAATAACATAGCTCCGTCAATTACAGCCTGACCATTTCCAATCGTTGTCGTGATAAATTGAGCCATAGTGTCCCCCTTGGTATGATAAAAGTAGAAAGGAAAAAGAATCATAGGTCAAACGAAAAAGCCCCCATGGGCTGGTCATTCGTACCCATGAGGGCGGCAAGCTGGAAGGCTCACATCGTGTCCCTTAAGAATGTACCTATTTATCGGTGCGCTGCGGGAATACTTTAGGCCTTTTGCTTTTCTAGATATTTAATTGCCTCTGCTCTGGCTAATATGGCCTCGTCTAATGTCTTGAAATTTTTGCAAAATATGTTAGTAAGCTTCCCATTTATTCTTCTTAATATCGCGGCTCGATAGGTTGTTTCATGCTTGTTATGCACTATTGTAATTCCTTCGTGGCCAGATTTGTTTTTTAGTGGTCTTCTATTGTTTATTTGCTCTCTTGGCGTAGCCCAACGACAATTGTTTTTTGAGTAATCACCATTTGTATCAATTCTATCTATTGAATGACGCTCTGATGGTCGATGACCCATGTCATTTAAAAAAGACTCAAAGGACATCCATTCCTCACAAACTTTAATTCCCCTTCCTCCGTAATGTCTATAAGACGTGTGGTTTTTGTTAGTGCATCTTTGTAGTATGTTAGTCCAAGATTTGAATGTTATTGTTCCAGAAAGGCCATGCGTCTTATTTCTTTCTGTATTTCTAAAAGAAAGAAAACATCCACAGCTTCTTGTTTTTCCATGCTCGACATTATAGCTAAGCGGCCTGGTTATCTTTCCGCAAGAACATTTACACTCAAAGTAAGACCTTCCATCTCGTCTTATTACTGAAAGAACTTTTAGTCGAAAAAAGGTTTTTCCTATATTTTCTTCTAGTGGGAACGATCTGTTTAATGGGAATGATCTATTTGACATTAAACATATCTAGCTCACAACTGGGATGTCTTCAACAAGTTTTAAAATCCCCTCTTTGGCCAACTCTCTCCAATTGCTAATCTCAATATGAGGTAGCTCATAAAACTGGCTTGATGGACGCCCGTACCATTTAATCCATGGCGGCAAGCTTGGTTCAAGCACTGTTTTATACCAGTCAAGAGGATATATGCTTGTATCGCCAGCTCTTATTACAAATGTATCAAGTGCGGCATTCCAAGAATGAGAACTCTCTCCCCACTTAGCTCGGCTCGCGCCACGCATGAATGCATCATATTGCTCATTGTATCCACGCCCCGCGCAGCTTATGTGAGCTTCAGTATGCTTCATCTGGAATGAGTAAAACCAATTCGCCAGGTTCTGATTGAACCCTGGGTACTTGTTTATGATTTCAAGGCACTTTGCGCAGTGCCCATTATTCTCGTGCTTCATTATGACCCGTTCACAAACTGAGCTCCAAAAATGTAAACAGTCCCTCCTCCGCCACTACCAAGAACCTCAACAACGGCACCAGGACCGACAAAATAAGGCCCATACAAACCCTTTGAGGACTCAATAGATTCCTGAGCACCAATGGCCACATTAAAGCTTATTGATTTAGAAACTGATGTTGTTGAGAGATACACCTTTGCATAGCTATTTGCAGGGCAAATATACAGGACAGAATAGTCTGAGCTTGTTGAGCTTGATATGTTTGCATTGCAATATGGTGCGCTTGAATATCCCATAACTACCCATTCCTAAATTGAACGCCAATTACAGATACAAAGTAACCAGGTGCGGTCTGTTGTCTTATGCTACCACCAGGACCAAGAGTTACATTTAACCTCGTCGGCTGAGTCGCAGATCCTTGAAATGATGGACCAGACGGATAGTTAATGTAAACCAAAGATGCTACGGTGTTTGGGATTATGATCGTCAGCTCAGCATAACAATTTACTGGAACAGTATATACTGTTATGTTGTTTGCATCAGAATAAGAGTTTACATTTGAATCAACTCTAGGTGTGGGGATGAATGTACTCATTATTACCTCGGCCTGTAATGAAGAAGCAATCCGCAGTTTTGTGCTCCTGGCATTGCTTGAATTAAATCACACCTCAAAGCAGATCCTGCGGCAACAAAAAGAGGCATTGCGCCCGACGTTAATACTGGAGCCACACAACCAGAAAGAGATCCACCAACCCCGATCCATGCCCCAGCAATTGCCGTGCTGTCTATCTTTGGAGTTGTTGAAAATATTGAAAACCATCCAGATCCAGGTGATGACTCTATCTTTATGTCGATTTCTGTAGAACCTGATGAACCAGGAGCTGCGTTAAAGATCCACGCATTGAAAATTTCCATGTCAAACTCTGCTATAGTCATGCCATCAACAAACAGATAAGGAATTGTTGCTATTCCATAACTGCCATTGATGAAGAACTGTTTTTCGCTATGCTCTTTTAAGGCAAGGAAGTTGAAAAACTGAGCCATCCTGCCAGCAGTATACTCCGAAACGGCCGACTTAAAGCTAACCTCTTCTTGCTGTATCAACCCTGGATATATACCCGGAACGTCAGCCACAACCCACCCCTTACTTTTTAAAGATAACGATATCCAGCTCCTGAGTCTTTAAACCCTGCAAGCTGAACTAGGTCGCCAGCTTGAGGAATAAATCCAAGAGTGTCAGTACCGCCATTTATCACAGCCCCAATTGTTACAACGTCACCAATTATGGTCAATATCTTAACATCTGGGCTATACCTGGACCCATCGGGCGACATAACATAAATCGTCATTCCAGACTGGTATCTTGTGGCGTAGCCGCTTTGAAGCGTGAAGACGTTTTGACTTGATCCTGAAAACACAAGCCCAACAGGGTCAAGAGACACAAAGGTTGCCTTTACCAGAGCATTTTGATTTTCATTGCTTGCGTCATAGTCTTCAAACTCCACAACCATTCCTGCCGTAGGCATGAATGGCAAAGCCGGAGATAGGTGCATTATCATAGGATTAAATTCATCAAGTGTGAAATCTACGGATGAAGACAATGAATATGATGCGTTGTGTACCTTAATTGTGCTACCCTCATAGGGCTGCCACTTCTTATACTCTGCCGAGCCGTATGTCATGCCAAAGCTTGGCTTGATCTTGATCATCGAAGACGTGTGTGCGAACGTGTCATCAATAAAACTAGATGGACCAATTACCCCATAGCGATCAGAAACAGAAAAGCCGTTGTTCGAAAGAAGTGTCATCTGTGTTTTGCCGCCACTGATGCTTATGCTTCGCTCCTGCACTTCCATAATCTTTGCAGCGATGCCACGACCGCCGGTCTCAGTATTAGCAATCTGAAGTATTGGATTCTCAGGATCGTCTCTTAAAATCGCGACATCACCAGAGTCCACTGTATGTCCTGCGGCGAAGTTTGTTTCAAGCTTAATTGTTTCAGCTCCAAACCTATACCTCTGCAAGATGCGCTTAGCTCTTTGTGACATTATAATCACAGAGTTTGGATCATCATTCAGCCCGCGCATTTCAATCTCAAGCACGCTCACCTGTCGCATACGCGCCTGCGCATCGGCATCAATCACGCGATAACTACGAAAGTAATCGTTCTGGATTGGATCAAATGCATATTTAAACAGGACTTCGTTGTAGAAGAACCTTGTGTTGAGCCCGCGCTCAACCTCAATACCACCTGGATTTATCACATTGTCAGCGTCAATGAACTTCGTAAGGTCATTCGCAAGTGGCGCATGCGTAAGGCCCATGCTGATGCGCGAGCCTTGCGTGAGGCTGTAGCCACCGATGGGCTTAAAGATATGTGTTTCAACCCATGACTTTGCATTCTTCTCGTCACCAATGATTTTGAAATCAAACTGAAACTGAACGAACGTGTCTCGATTATACTCAAATGTATTTACAAGCACATCATCAGCATCAAGTCCGAGGCCCGCCTCAACGGGGTAAACATCATATTGAGACCGCAAAGCGGCAAGTGTTGTTAGGTTCCCGCTTATCGGCGGGTTCTCTTGAACAAGAACTCCAACCTCCTCGACAAGCACAGTGCGATTGTTATTGATGAAATCCTTGATCGTGAACGTGGCATTGTTCGCAGGATTGAAGCTACCAGATAGTGTGATAAAATCACCAAGCACTAAGCCGTAGTCACGGACGACATCCACGCCTGTGGCGAACGTGATCGAATCAGCCACGGTCAACCCATCATCAGTGTTGACGATGCCTCGAAGCGCGGCGTCTTCTTTCCATGGCCCAGCCCATCCGCTTAGGTGAGTCTTAAGTGCGATGTTGATTGGGTTGTCGTGAAGCCTAAGGAATGGAACAATCTCAACCCCAGCGTCGTGATTGACTGCGGCTGTTCCAAACTGCCCTCGCTGTACGGTGACCTGCGTAGAGCTTGTGATGTTCGCATTCGTGTAAGTAACTATTTCCTTGTTATCAAGAACAAAACCAATAGTAACGCCAGGATCAACATTACCTTTCGCATCCGTAATAGTTCGATAAAGATTATCAGTAGAACTAAGAGTAAGAGCGGTGTCGGTTGAGATGATGGCCGTTGTAAGCGAGGATGTTGAACCATTGAATAAGCCTTGTTTTCGTTTGCTACTTGGATCTGTGAAAGTGAAGAACACAGACCCTTGAGCGATCTTCACGTTGTTAATGTATCCCTGAAATATCTTAAGGTAATCCTCTGGATACGAGATTGTGCGATACCCAAGCCACACCTTCACCTTTCGGTTGATGATGTCTTCAATATACTGCCCTGGGCTGCAGAGCTTTGTGACAATCTTGTTTGCATCAACGAGCTTAATGTTGAACGTAGACACGCTCGCTTTTCCATCCCATTGCTCAAGCTTCTGGCTGATTGTGGAGCTTGACCCTTGCCGATCAATTAGAGAAGCAAACTTGTCGGCTTCCAATGGCCTGAGGCCGTCATAGACGTATGTCCCATCATAGTAAACCCCAGGATCGTCATACTTAATCTTCGTGTAGATCGTTCCGCTTGAGAAAAGAAATGGGCTCCCCTCAATCTCAAGTACGATGATCGGCTCTTTTTGTAGCGCCTCACTAGCAGAATCATAGGCTTCAGTAGTAACAAACCCCATTATTTAACGATGACCTTTCCATAGGAATCCAGCTTCATCTCGTGTCTATCAAGGATCTTTTCAATTCTCGTGTAGTTATCAACCAGCAATTGGTTATGCATCTTTATCTTCTCATGGCTTGAAACTACCGCAAGCCTGAGGGTTGACAGTTCCTTCTGGTGGCCCTCAAGCTTGGCTTTAATGTCGTTAATTTCCTTTTCCAAAAGCGAAGTCGTGTATTGATATGTCTTCAAAAAGTCCTTGCGGTCCTTCTCAGCAATATCTTCTCTACGCTTAGTTGTGAACGTGTATATCGCCCACGCTAAACCCATTCCAGAGATGATGTTGCCAAGATAAGGAAGCATTAATAGTATTCCTCAACTATGATGATGCCAGAGCCACCAGCTCCTCCGGCAGAACCGCCAGTGCCCGCCGTGCCCGCCGAACCAGATGAGCCAACAGCGTAGCTGTATGTTGCCGAAGGACTTGTGATGATTGCATCAACAAAGCCACCAGCTCCGCCTGAGCCTCCAGTGTAACTACTCGCCCCACAAGATGCCGCTCCACCGCCTGAACCTGAGTTTGCGGCAGCATCCCACCCACCGCCTGGTCCCGCAGCGCTTGAGCCGCCAGCGCCACCAAATGGTGATGTTCCTCCGGCCCCACCAGCTTGAGCCGCTCCAGATGTCGATGTTGATGCGCCAACACCACTAGACCCTATAGAAGCAACTCCTATTGGTCCAGATCCAAGGCTTGCGGTTCCTCCACCACCTGGCGCTCCAGACCCTGCGCCACCACCTCCGGTTCCTCCATTTGCAACAAGCAAACTTGTTCCAAATGTAGTGTTTCCGCCACCACCGCCAGACCCATGGTTTCCAGCCGCAATAGTGGCGCTGCCAGCTCCTCCGCCACCACCGCCGACCATTCTAACGCGAATATATCTACACCCAGCCGGTTTCGTATATGTTCCCGATCCAGATGTGAATTTTTGGATTGTTGGAAGGGCTGGGGCACTTCCTATGTTGCCATCAATGATTGCATTCTTTAATGTTTTGTTGATTGAATTTGCCGAAACATAAACCTGATCGTCTGTTGGAAGCTGCGCAATTGTTCCACCGGCAGAAACAATCTCAGTTGAAGTTTTGATGTCAGCACCCTGGATCTTGCCCGCCATAAATTAGTTCTCCCCATGAAGCATAATGTAGTTAACTCGAATTGATTGCCCCGCAATCGGAGCTGTGACCATCGTGATCGTAGTTCCACTTATTGTCCAATCGGTAACACGATCACGCTTTATTCCATCTATGAACACTTGAACAGCGTCGTTTGAATCGAATGGGGTTTGCGAGAGCGAAAACGTCTGGTTCGAACCATTAATGGTTCCACTTGGTGTTTCGTCTACGAGAAACTTCTTTAAGAACTCAGCATCTACTCTACTCACAACCCCATCCTCCTAATTAGTATTGATACTTAAATCGTAACACATCACCACTCACGAGCGCCGCTGCGCCGCCAGTAGCAAGGTCACCAGCAAAAGAGATTCGTGTCTTACCACCAGCGCCGCCAGTTAAGCTTACTGTGTAGTCAACGCCCTCAGTTTGAACGATACCAGCAACAACTAAATCAAGTGAGCTTGCAATGATAACTTGTGCAAGATCCTTGTATTGGTTTGTAATGTCAGTTCCATTCAATGTTAGGTTCTCTTTTCCCCAAGCCTTTTGATACTTGTTGGTTGATCCCTCTGACACGTTGTCAGTTGTAAGGACAACAACACCAGTTTGAGAGTTAACACTAACGACGGCGTTTGAGTTAACAGACTTTTGCCAAATTGATCCATTATATATAACCCAGTCGCCTACTGCGAAACTAATGCTTCCAGACCCAAGATCCTGTGAACCAGCCACGCTTACAATGTAAACATCGCCAGCATTACCAGTACCGTCAGCAAGAGTTGGTGAGTTGGTGTTAGCATTCCATGTGCCTTCGTAGCTCATCAAAGAGCTTGGCAATTGAGAAACTGGAACCTTACCGCCACCATCTAAGGTTGCGATACCGCTCGCCACCCCAAGCATGTCATATCGAAGAGCATCGCCGTTCGCAGTAGGAGCTGCAAGACCTGTGATCTTGTTGTTTCCCATCGCTAAAGCGCCGCTCATAGTGTCGCCAGACTTAGACACCTTACCACTTACAGCAGAGCTTACGGTTGATATTTCGCTATCAACATAATCTTTGTTCGCAATATCCGAACTTGCTGATGGGGTTATTCCCGTTTGAGCCCTTGCCCCTGAAAAATCTATTACTGTAGTTCCAGAAGAGTTTTTCAAAACACGAGCATCAAAATCAGCGGACAGAGTGGCTCCGCCCTGGTCGTAAATCTTTCTGTCATTTGTTCCGATTGAAATAGCAAGATTGTCATTGCCATCTTTAATCGAACCAAGATACGATGCGCCCCATTGTTTAAGAGCAGATCCAAGCTTTCTTGTTAGTGTCGTGTCTGGTTTAACATCCGCATTGACGGCGGTGTTTGATAAGTTATCCAATTGCGGAGTTGCCCCTGTTCCAGAAATTGAATCAGCATAAGACTTGTTCACCAAATCATTCGCGGCACTTGGGGTTCCAGAAGCTTGTGGAAGTGTTGCGAACTCAACAACATCAGATGCGTTGACTTTTAAAATATCAACATCAGCCGAGTTAGCTGCGTTTCGCGCCGTCATGTAGACGTTATTCAAGAGCTTTGCAATCGCTCCATTTTCCAGAAACTTCTTCTTTACCTGTGACATAAAACCCCTCTTTGTTTACTTCCCCTAAGTGAAATAGAAGAAGCGTAGTTTATCGCCAGATGACAACACGCCATCTAAAGCATATCCATTCCATCGGAACTCATCGGCAACTACTGTATAGTCCACATTGAACTCTTGTGAGCTACCGCCGATGACATCTACCAGGACCCCTCCTGGGTCCGCAGGTGTGTAAGCCAATATAACCTTCTTCGCCGCAGCTTCTGGACCACTAATGGTCCTGAACTCTGTTCTCGGTGTGCCAGTTGGTACAGGTGGAAGCGAAGGAACTCCCGCCGTTAAATAGAAAGTGTCTATCTTTTGCCCAGCAACTGGAATGCTGCCAGCTAAGAAAGTAATCGTGTAAGAAGAAACAGTGAAGTTTACGCCCAGCTCTTGTTTGATCCCATCAACAAAAACGGCCACCGAGTTGTTATCACTAGGCAAATAAGAAAGAGGTCCGAACGTGTCGTTCACTCCGTTGACAGGACCTGCTGGAATCTCTTGCTTTCCAAGTGCACCATTTGAATCAACCGTGAACTTGTTCCCGCTTCGCGTGATTGTGGCGTTCGGCCCAGCCGCAATCTCAATGTCACCATAGATTTGAGAGTCGCCTGTTTTGAAGATCGAATGAACTCCTTGGTGAACGTGGTCAGCCTTCGCAGCGCGTGTGCTTGATCCCTTGTCTGCCGTAGCAGCAGGGTCAGACGGAGCTACGTTAGATAGATAAACCTTCCCCGCCTGCGTCTCGCTCGCGTCCACGATGTCATTCGTGAGATCCGTTGATGGTGTGAATGCCAGCTCTGAGTAAACCGGCGCATCTACTATTGGGTTAAAAAGCTCTTGATAATACCATACCACGGTTGTTGAGCTTGAAAAGCTGTAGCTGGTCTCAATCCCTGACACGAAAGAATAGTAAGATAAAGTCCAAGTAGGTGAAGAATAAGTAAGGCGGCCATAGACCTCGTTGCCCGCTCCGTCGATGATTTCAGTTCCATTCGTCTCCCGAAGAATTACTTTGTTGTATGGAGCTACAACGACAACGCCCTTCACTGCCGAGCTTGATGATGGGATTTTTCCGCTAAGCAAGGAGCTTACATCAGAGCTTGATCCCGTAACTCCTGCAACGTCAGTTCCCTGAAGAAAGCTTCCACGAAGCGGAACATTCAAAATGAATGTAGACTCTACTTGCGGCGCATCGCCTGGCGATCCTGTGTGCTTGTGCCCAGAAGACGAGTTGAACTTAGCTGTCAAAGAATCAGCTCTTGCTTTCAGCGTGTCGCTGCTCGTACCGACATCGTTATTTGTCCACGCAGGAACAACGTCCTTTGCAGAGTTGAGTGGCATTCCAGTGTATGAACTAATCGCATTATGCGCTCGCTGTGCGTTAACAACTGTTGAGCCAGATTCAGATAAAGTGTTGGCAAGGTCTAGCCTACCGATCGTTGAATCGTCATTATTAGCATCGATGAATGCCTGATTCGTATTACTTGCCGAGACCGGCGATCCAACAACCACGCCCATGCAAACCCCTAACTAGGAATAATCCTAAACTTCATAACACCAGTATCGTAGAAACGATATAAGCCAACACCACGCATCTGTTGCAAGCGATACCCCATGCCGTTTCCGTCCTCTGGTGTTGATTCAAGTGTGCATTGATAAAATGTATCTGTTGCTTCATATACGGACGGAGTGAATTCAAACTTCAATTGCTTAATTGCGTACTTCAAAAAGCTCTGCCACTTCGTGAGTTGAGTGCTGGCACCAAGGTCCGCAATGTACTTCCACTGACCTTGAAAGAACTTCATCTGTGAGAAAACTAAAGTCTCTTTGATCCCGCTGGCGGATACGTTTTTAACCCCATCATTCTTGATGAGATTTTCTGGCCCAAGATAATCAAGCGTCGGGAAGTCAGGAAATAGGATATCACCGCAGTTTGTTGATCCTGAGTAACTTGTCGCACCTGTGTAGTCTGCAACATCATATCCCAGGATTGAAGCCGGTGAATTGCCAGCGTTCGAGCCAGAGTAAAATAGTAATGAGAGAAAGCTTCCCGATGTTGAAACGTGAAGTCGATTGCTCGCGCCAGAGTCAACAGTTCTATCAATACCAACGGTGTATGTATTTGCACCATCTGTAAGCTCAAGTTGCTTCTTAAGCTCCGCTGCGAAGCCAGTAGCTGTGTAGTTGCCCTCTGTAAGAACTGCCGTTAGCTCCGAGCCAAGAGCTGCGTTTTTAAAGTTCACATACTTATTCAGGTATGTAATGTCGAAGCCGTAAAGAAATAGCGCACGGTCGTTTTGCATTATGAGTAACTCCTTCCCTGCGCTGTAATTGTGTAATCTGTAATGTCTGAGTTCTCACGCAACACTTGAGCTAAGTGATTCGCCGTCTCGCGAGAGTTCAAGAAATCGCCATTGATAACGATTGATGCTTGCTTGGTTTGCATTTGCTTTTCTGTAGCTGGCGAAGGCGTGGTGTTTGTTGGCGATGGGGCTTCAGATCCAGCGTAAGCACCAGAAGGTGAGCCTCCAGGGCTCGAACCTCCACCGCCAGCAAGTCCTGAAAGAACACCACCAAACGTGGCCAACGCAGCTCCAGCAGATATAAGTGGACCAGCGAATCCCTGCATTCCTGGAACAAACAAATAGGCCGTACCCTCTAGAATGAACTTTGTACCAAGCTGAACAGCCATTTGACCTATAGACGCTATGAACGATTCAGCAAAAGCCTTCAATCCATCTTTACCTTGAGCAATTGCTTTCCCAAAGGATTCGAACGCAGCGCCAGCTCCTTGAGCCATTGTCTGCATCATGGTCTTACCCATTTGTTTAAAGCTTTCGTCTGTTCTTTTTGCCATTTCTTTTGAAGCATCGTTAACGCCCTGGCTCATATTCTTGAATGCGCCAATGACAGTGACTTCTGCATATTTAGTTCCGGTGGCCACATCCTTTGTGTTCTTAAGATATTGGTCAAACCCAGCATGAGATTCTCTTGCGAACGTAAAGATACCATCGGTCAATGTTTTAATCTTATCTGAGAATGGGAAATCAAACATGTGGTTAAGTGATTCAGTCGCCTTTTTGTCTGCATCAGAAAGTACGTCAGCCGTGCTCTTTGTGGCGACAGCCATTGTGTCAACGATTCCTTTTGCAAAAGTGGATACGTCTGTAAGCTTGCTTTGCATCTCGCTTGAAAATACGCCAGCCGCCTTGGCCGCAACCTCTAACATCTGAATCAATGGATTTAAAAAGAACTGCAAGACATCGGAGCTGAACTCGGTTAGTCCAGCAATAACTTGATCGACAACAAGTACAGCTAAATCAAAGAAATACTTAAACGCATTATAGATCATTTCAACCGTTGGTATCAAAACAGATGTAGCAAAGCTAACGAAGGGCTCAATCTTTTCAAGAATTGCTTCGAACGTAATGCCCTTCATTGCCTCAGCCATATCTCGATAGTGCTGGCTCATCATCTCTAGAATATGCAGCACGGTTGGTGACTGCGTGACAATCTTACCAATCGACTCAAGAAAGTTCTCGTGCGAGCTGTGAAGGTTTTTGATGTGGCCGTCATAGGTAACAAGGCTGTTTTGAGCCTGGCCACCGAACTTCTGAATCACAAGATCAACCGCACCGCCAGCCTTAATATGTTCCTCTGTTAAATTCTTAATTCCTGGAATTACTCTGTTTAGTCCGTATGTAACTCCCTCCATTGAGAGAGCCAGTTTTCGAACGGCAGAGTCAACGTCTGTACCTGTAGCCGATGCCAAATCAAGGGCTGCTGTTGTAAGCTTCTTGATTTGTTCTTCGCTTGTTGCATAGTTTGCCGCAAGTCGCTCCGCAGATATAACCGCCTCTGATGAATAGGCAGTAGTCTTTTCGATTTGCTCTGCGTATTCAACAAGAGCTTCAGACGCCTCGTGACTGTATAGGCCAGAGCTTGCCAGAGCATTGTTCAGGTTATGAACTAATTGATCTTTGCCTGCGGCAATCGTGATTGCCTCAGACATTTTCTCGACACCCTTATGGACAAGCTCAACGCTTTTGTTGAACAACTCAAACAAGGCCGTGATTTCAATGACCTTCGCACCAAACGAACTAAAGGATGATTCTCCTCCAGATGCAAACGAAAGAACTTGATTCTGGGCTCCAGTTAGCTTTGAAACAAACTGACCACTTTCTAGTTCTAGTTCTATGACCATCTTTTGATCATCAGCCATTTGTCACCCCGCCATTAAACATCTCGGCGAACTTATCAAGGACCTCTTTTGGAATCTCTTTCTCTCTATGTATTCTTGGTTGATTTGCTTTCAACCAATCCCAAATCTCTTTTCGCTTTTCTTCTCCATAGTATGGCAAATCATTGACTATGGCTATTTGTTGAAGCTTTTTGAATCTAATCTCATCAATTATGGTCCACAGTCTGTAGACTTCGTGATAGCCCATGCTGAGCACTTCATCTAACTTGTAACCGCACTCAACCATGATGTCCCCTATCAATAACTCCTCAAGCGAACCATCGTCGGGAACTGCTACAAGGCCGCTTCCGACTTTCCCTCAACTGTGCTCACAACCGAATTGAATTTTCCAGCCGCAAGGTCTTGGCAATGTTTCAAAATCTGCATAGTGGCATTGTCGCCAATCTGATCTAAAACATCGTCACCAAGTTCTGGCAGAAACTGTTTAATCATCTTTCTGGTCACATCATACATCTCAAGATAGTAGTCTTCTTCGCCCAACAAAGATTGAGACCGGCGAGACTCAATCTCTTTAGCTTCCTTCCGAAGCAATACCTTGTCCTTGAATTTTGGGTCCGCAAACTTGTATGACTTGCCGAGGATTTTCACCTCGGCGTTGATTCCTTTGATTTCAAAAATGTCTGCCATAAACCACTCTCCTTGCTGCTCGAAATGCCTTATGTGTAGTTAGCTGCAGTCGTTGCAATTGTGAAAGTATCACCGATTGCAAAGTCTGTTGCTCCATCATTGATTGTGAATCCAAGCTCACTGTTAGCTGGAGTGATTACGTCAGTGACGTAACTTGATCCTACAGTAGCAACACCCTTAGCACCGCTTACTGAGCCAACAACAGAGAACAAGCCACCATTTGCCACGGCGTGGATGCAAGTAAGTGTCCATGTCTCAGACTTAGTGAATGAATCATTCACGCTTAGAGCTGAAACTGTGCCGTTACCGACATTGCTTCCACCTGGAACTGCGGCTGCCGCAGCGGCAGGAACAAGAGCACCAACAGCGTTGTCGCCCATGTATCCAATCCACATGCCAGAAGGCTGAGTCACGTCTGGGTAGAAGTGCATCTTAGACTTGAAAACAAGCTTCTTGTCAGGTCCATACTCAACAGAGGCTTCGCCCATGAATACGCCCTTATTGAAGAAGAAGTGCCTTCCTGCGTAGCTTGTGTCATCGCTTGTAGGGATGATCTTGAAGCTCTTTGCAAGTGATAAGTAATCACTTCCAACTTGCTTACCGAAGCTCAATCGGCTTGATCCACCGCTTGTTAAAAGCGCAGCTTGTGGGAATGCCTTCTTCATGTTCACGGCTGTGAACTCGTCAAACGTACACTCGCCAGTGGCCTCATCGCCAACATGGAAATGGTTCACAACCATCTTACCAAGCTGGTCAGTGTTTACAGGTGTAGTTAGTTCTTTGATTGAGATCTTCAGTCCTGAGATCAGACCTACATCAACCCCATCTACGATTAAAGCTGCGGAACTCACAAAGATGCTTTGTGGTAGTCCGCTGATTGCCGGTTTTGCCATACTTTCTTCTCCTTCTTAAATTAAGTTTTTCTCAAAATGCATGATCTCTAATTCCAAAACTGCGTCTTTCCTAAACCTGAACTCTTCCTTCTGAAGCTTGGCGGCGATGGTTGGCGTATAGCCAAGCTGGCGCGGGACCGTTTGAATCTTGATCCGTCCAGCATCATCGCCCAAAGATTGAAGATTGAAACAAGCGTGAAGCACTCTGCCGTATCTCCAGAGCTTGCGCGTGAGCACGGCTTCGCCACTATCCTCAGCACTTAGAACGATCACCACCTCGTCTTTAGATTCAAGATAGTTCGGATCGTTCGTGTAATTGAATGCATGGTGCCCGAATAGTATGTGACACGATGGAAGACTTAATCCCTCAATCTTGTCAGACAAGTAAATTGACTCATCACTGAGCGGCTCAAGATTGATTCCATCATCGTATTGATTATCAACCTCTTCGAGCATTAAGTTAAAGTTATCCTTTAACTGTTTAGATAGTAGATCAACAACGGCTTCGCTGAGTAGGGGCTTAAGCTGACTCACTTCTTGCCCTCCCATGCTGCGCGAACATAGTCCGCCGTCATTTGCTTAAAAGTCTTCCTTTGCTTTGCTGAAATTCCGAGCATCTTCCTTGCTGGCATGAACTTCGTTCCGAACTGGTGAAATACGGCGTATGGAATGGCCGTTCCATAGATTAGCTTTGTTGGTTGAATCTGAGCAACTGACGCCCCTGTTGTGGCCACGAGCGATCGAAACAAATCACCCCGCCGGATAAGTATAGTTTTTCCAGGGTACTTCTTCGCCTTCTGTTCCTCGTAGAACGGATTGAGTGGCTTCCACGCAGTTCCGCTTGGTCCAGACTGAGATGTAAACATTCTCGCCGATGCGCCCCGAAGCGTAAGCGTGGAACCATCATTAACAGTTCCCAAGATCTTTACAAACAACGGAGCGAAGTTGCCCTTGAGGCTAATCATCCTCTCAAGCTTCTTCACGACATCATCTGCATTCATCTTCACATCAAGCTTCATCGTACCGGCCCATAGGTTCTTACTCTGCCTAATTTAACGGCAAAGGCTGGGGCATTTCTCTTGCCCTGTCGTTTGTAAAAGTCATCTCGCATTTGAAGTCCACGGTCCCAGAAGTGTTTTGACTGGTCCTTCATGGCCGTAATCATTTGGCTAAAGCCAGTGTCATCATTACCGTCTTGTTCAATGTTGAACTCTTCAGAGTGACGGCGGTTTATCATGTAACTAATTAAAGAGTCCGTGGCCAGGCTACAGGCGAACATCAGCGCAGGGGTTTTTAGCCCACCACTAATTGCCAAATATGCATTGTCAGGAACGGCGTCCGTCCATTGGCTCACTTGCTCTGCTCCCTTATTCAGAAAGCTCTTAAGCTCGTCATCAATCCAGAACTGGTAATAGTAACTGGCCGTGACTGCCTTATTCTTCTCCGGCGCTTCGCCAAGAGTAATCTCGCCCTTGATTGCATCGTCTAAAGTAAAGTTTGCAGCTTCATCATTTACGAAGACCTCAAGGGAGTCTTCGACTAACCGCTTATCGTATGTGAAGAACTTCGTGTTGTTAGCATCAATCTTACCGATGAGCTTCTTCTTTGTGGCCTTCTTGTGAAACTCACTATCGCTCAACAACTGCCGAATCTCTGTAATGGCTTGTGTGTAACTCATAGAGCACCCGACAGAGAATTAAAGTCCATTGCGCTTCTAAGAATGACATACTTAATTTCATGCTTATCAAACAGCTTCTGCTTATGCTCCGCTGTCATTGGATCAACGATGCCAATATCAACGGCAAGGTTCTGATCCTTGTAGAACCGACTAACTTCAAGTGGATGGTCAAGACCTCCGTAGTGAATCACTAACCACGGCCAACGCATTCGATGGTAGAAGCCCTTTTCACCAAGCCTCTCAGTGAGTGGATCAAGGTGCTGGCGTCTTGCATAAAGCGATGGCTTGTCAGTTGATGTTTCAACCTCTTCGAGTTCCATCTTGCTTTTAGACTTTCTAAATCCAGCTCTTGCCATTGCTCACCCCGTAAAGTGAGGTGAGGCTTTTGGCCCCACCCCATTTATCATCATGTTGATTGGAATCCTGGGTTCAAGTTGATGATGAACTTCGGATCGATGAAGTCCGCTTCCCAACGTGAACGAGTTTTGTATCTGAACACTTCTTGGCTGAATGCAGGTCCTGATTGTGGGTTCTCCTGAACAACCTCTTGTGGATCTCGGCGCTGGAACGCAAATCCTTTAGGGTCGATCAAAAGTGCTCCGTAATCGCGGATGAATCGTGAAGAAACAACGCCAACTAAGTTCTTAATTGGGTTGATTCCCATGATTGATCCAACTTTACCAGCATCGCCAGTGGCAGTTGAAGTTGCAGAAGGATTCTGTGCAGAGTTCAAAAGAATCTCAGCATAGAAAATATCCTGCGGGCTTACTGCAAGAATCTTTGGAGCAACAACCATTGCGCGGCCTGATTGATCCAACATCTTCTTAGCCAATACCCATCCTGCTTGGATTTGAGATTGTGAAAGGCGTCCATCTGACAATGCATTCTTACCAAATCCAGCACCGTGAATACCAGAAGTTGAATAAGGACTTGCATAAGTCACTGACACAGGCAAAGCCTCGCCATCCAAAGAAGCCGTGGTGTCGTTTAATAAACGTGCCCACACATAGGCCTCTTCATAAATACGAGCGTTTTCGCCAAGCTGACTTGCGCGCTGAACGACCTGTCCAGTCATGTCGTCGTCCAAGAGCTCGCGCTCGAAAGATAACATCATGCCATATTTATGGTTGATTAACTCAATATCTAACCCTTTGAAGTTAGTCTCAGGGAAGAAGTCTTGAGCACCAACGCGCTTAGGGAATCCAACGCGCTCAAGTGGAGCGTAAAACTCTTGTCGCTTGTTAGATGCTACCTCACGAACGGCGGCGGTGTATGTAACTTCAACAGCTTGATAGATGTCGTTGAAAGTTTGCTGAACACCAGCGCGTAGAAGTTGACCGAAAGCAAGCTCAGATTGAGCTTCGTTCAGCTTGCGGCTAACAGAGTAAGCGCCTTCCATGAACTTCTTAATAGAGAAATCAGCTCGCTGCATGTTAAGAACATTCTTGTAGTCCTTAATTCCATACTGCTCTGCTGTTCTCTTGATTGCTTTCTCAGTCTCACCGACCTGGAAAGCCTTCATGATCTTTTCATTCTGTTCCATTAAAGGAATCTTTTGTGTACCTGACTCATCAATGAATTTCATTGTCTACCTCTCTTAGTAAACCGCACTCTTAACGAGTACAGGAACATTAACGCCAGCCGCACCGGAAACGCTTGAAACGCCTACGGGCAGAACTACGATACCAACGCGATTGCTACCTGCAACTGTAGTTACAGTCTGCGCATCTGCGCCGATGTAAACAACTGTGCCTGGGTAGTAAGTCTCACTGGCTGTTGACTTCAACTGAGCAACTAGATCCCAACCAACTTGCACAGATTTTTCGCTTGACGCATCGATTGAGCTTGTTACTGCCGATGGTTGAAGTGCTACGCCCAAGATAGATGCTGCGTGAGCATCGCTATCAAGTGGCTTAGCGATATGAGCTGATGTATCTAAATACAGAAGCTCGCCTTGTTTAACGGGGTTTGTGCTATGGACAACTGGAACGTGCAAAGACTTAAAGCCCTGCCCGCTGATTGATCCATAAACAACTGCATTGTAATTTGATGTTGCCATTGTTTACTCCTTAAAATAAATGGTCATTATTTTGTGAATCGTCGGTAGTGATCTCGGTGAATCCACCAGACGCGTGGTTAAAGAACTCGGCCTCAATCGCTTTTGAGTGAGCTTCAGCCAAACGCTTCGCGGTTTCCTTGATCTCTTCCTCTGTCTTACATTTCTCAACTACTGGGCGAATGAGATTAGTGATCTCTCGGCGCATACCGCTCTCGGCAAGCACCTTGTCAATCATGTCTTCTCGCTTCTTAGCAGCAAGTTGAATCTTAGCTTTTGCAGATTCTTCGGCAGCTTTCTTGCCTTCTTCTTCTTTCTTCTCGGTTTCCTTCTTGAGTGACTCGATCTCTTTCTTAAGAGCCTCGTTCTCCTCTTCCTTCTTCTTCATCATCTTTTTAATGAGATCAATATCTTGTTTCTCATCATCATGTTTATCATCGTCTCCAGCCTCTTCCTTTTTCTCTTCAGGTTTTTCCTCAGGCTTCTCGTCGTCCTTCTTAGCAGCAGCTTCCTTCTTTTCTGCTTCGTGCTTCTTCATTGCGGCAGCTAAGCACTTAGCTTCGTAAGCCTCCTCAGACTCTCCTTCTTCTTTCTTCATCTCTTTCTTGCAAGCAAGTAGAGCCTTTGCGAGACCAGCAGCTTCAGCGCCAGCTTCAGCCTCTTGCTTCTCGTCTTCCTTCTTCTCGTCTTGAAGCATGTCTTTGACTGCCTCTTCTGCCAACTTCGTGTTGTTGCTCTCTAAACCTTTAAAGAGCTTCTTGAATGCTTCAAACATTTTACCTCTCCTTGTTTTGGTAAGTTTTTTTGATTCTGTTAAAACTCTGCCCCGCGCCCCTGGCTCTGTTACGATGTCCGCACTCACAGCGTTGGTTAAACGGGTTATTGCATGAACTGATTCGCCCTCAATCTGCTTGATCTTCTCCATTTCAACTGTGCTTGGTTTGTATGTCTTAATGAACTCTTCGTAGTCCATCTCAAGACCTTCACCATCACCATTGATTGAGATTCCAACGTAATCAGATTGTGGGTACTTCTTCTTGTAAGCTATTGCGTGATCTAATTTGTCTGAGATTCCTGATCCCTTCTCAGGGATAAAGTCTGCTTTAAGCACCAGAAGTCCGTCTTTGTCTTTCTCAGCACGACAATTCTCGTAGTGCCCGCACGTCTCACGAACACTTCTACCAGGTCTTTGCTCCGCTTCTTCCTGCGTCGGGTGATCGAAGTAAGCCTTCTTGCCCTCATAGACTTCAACCCCACTCTTGATCGCATCGGCGGTGTAGTAGTTCTTATCAACTAAGTTACCGAGACCTTGTGAAATGATAATGACTGGGTACTTCTTAGCACCATCGGATTGCACGGATGCTTCTGAAATTCTGTGTGTGATCTCTCGACATTCTGATAAATGCTTTTTTGCTTCCATGCGCTTTCTTCGGCAACAATCTTAAGCCTCTAAACGAGACTTAAATCCGTGATTGCTTTTTGCCATACACTTAAAAGTTACTCACATTCTGCATTCAGTGTCCATGCAAAATGCTACTTGGTCCAATCCCCCATGTCCATAACCTGATCGCGGTTCACGCGATTGTGCTTTGGAACTACCTCAATCACTATCTTGTTACCCATTGCATCACGATCAAGCCGAGGCTTCATCCAATATTGCTTTGGGTTTAACCCCTCGCTTGAAAAGAACTTCTGTAGCTCCGTTGCCGTATTGAATCTGTATGCCCCGAACACATAAAGCCGTTTGGCATCACGAAGCTCTGGATGGCTTGAGTTCTCACCAACCTCGAAGATGTCTTGTGGGTTTTCAATCCGATAAGGGTTAACGTGTCTCATAGGTCCAGCCCGTCCTTCTTCACTTGTGCCCGATCAAACTGCCGCTCTGGGTCCTCGGTTGGCGCTGCCGGCGGTGGGAACAGGTCACTTGATTTTCGCTCTTTCTTTATCTTCTCCTGCTCAGACTCATAATCGTACTTTGTAACCTTTAGTTCCTTGGCCACCATGTAGCTCACGGTAGAGTTGGCAAAGGTGCCGTTGTCCCTGGCAAGATAAAGGTCCTGGATCTTTGTTGTGCGGTCCTCTTCCATGATCTCTGGGAAGGTGATCTCGAATGTGTATTTTTTAGGGTCCATCTTGTTGTAAACCAAGACGTCCTTCACAATACGTCGGATCAGGAATTCCATCTTCTGCTGCCGCTCAACCATCTTCTTAGCGACTGGCTCCGTTGCAACCAAGGCTCCCGCTTTGGTGTATCCACCAGTGCCAAACGTACCCATGTAGTTCACTGGGATACCAACACCCATGGCAACGTAGCTTAGGATGTCATTGATTACAGCATCTGCCCCAGCCTTGCCGAATGTTGGGCTCAGAGGTGTCCGCTTCACAGCTTTGTTATGCACGTTCTCAGATCCAGGCGGAACATCAGCGATGTTCTCAGTGCTCATTATATAGGCTTGCACATCCTCGTCGCTGCCATCGATCTCAACGTCCCAGATAAACGAAGCTTCATTCTTCGCGCGCGCAAGCTTCGCTGAGATGTAATCCTCATAGTATTTGAAGTAGAGCAACACGCCCAAAAGGTCAGACCTTCCGCGCTTCTCATACGGAGTCACATTGACCTTGGTATGGATCAACAGCTCTGGCGGAATCTGGTTGATGATGTATTTACTAATCGGTGCATCTTTAGTTCCATAGAGCTGATACTGAGTATTGTATTGCTGATGGTAATACTTAATGTCGTTGATGTCCTCAGGGTCAGTAACGATTTCCCAAATAGTAGAGGCATCAATTGCCTTATGCATGATTCCGGCTGGTCCTGGGATCTTCTTAATCATGTTCTCCCCAGCCCAGGTCAGGTCATCGCACCACTGCCTTGAGTGCTCTTGAATCTCAGAAAGATCCTCGTACCTGTTCCAAACGTCCTGCGCCTTCTGATCTTCGAATTGAACATTAAATCCCTTACCCATTACGAAGTTGCGGGTCATGTCCACAACCATTTTCGCTATCGCGGAATAGTTCTTGTACCAGAAGAGCTTTGAATGCATCTTCCAGTAATCAGCCAAATACATCTGCTTAAAGAATGGGCTCCCGATGAGTGGAGTAAACTCCGTCCGATAAGGCAGCCCACCTTGAGCCCCGCCCGTTGAAATCGTATCGTCTGCAAACCCGTACCCGCCGAACATATCCTCACGGCCACGAAGCATATTTCCCATGGCTCGCTCTTGAAGTTTCAAATACTTCTCATAGGCTTGCGAAGAATTGTTCAAGCATTCCTTTAACTCTTGCGATGATCGAATCACGCGCCAGCGCCAGCGGCCTTCGGCGTTTACTTCAACCAGTCGGCTCACCGAGTGCTGGTCAAGCATCTCTTCCGTGCTTCGCTTTGCTTCCTCCATCCAGCTGTAAAGCCTAGACTCAACTGGCTTTGAGAACTCCGCGAAGAAATCACTAGGGTTCATTATCTGAATGTTGTGGTCGTGTGATCGCCTGATGGCTGATCGAATTCCTTTGTCTCTTAATGCTTCTGCTTTCTTTCTAGGCAGACGTGTTCTAACTTTTACTTCTTCACTCATATACTACCTGCCATTCTTAGAAACTCATTGAATGTCATATCTCTGATGCCGTACTTCTTTTGATCATCCCGAGCGTTGAAAACTATCGTCGTGTCGGGGTCGAACTCTTCGTCACCACTCTTCAAATACTTGTCCGCCCACTCGTCTTGGATGTAGGGGATTAGCTGGCATAAACAGTTGGGGTGGAGGGGAGGGGGTTGATCCTTCCACTCGTCGCGAATCTTAGCCTTAATCTCTTTCATCGTGAGCCCGTCTCGCTTAGTGCACTCATCGCACTTTTCCTGTGGATGATGTACTGCCCAAACCAAGTCCTTGATTCCCATCTCTTCTGGCCCAACCTGCACGAGCCCATTCTGAACCGCGTAGGTGGCATTGTAGCTTAAGAACTGCTCAAGGTCCCTCAAGTAGCGATTGTTCGCCTTCAGCTCGTCTGTGAACCACGGCCTGTATTGTCTAGACTGCCATTTCTGAGCTTCGATCATGTCCTGCTTTAATTGCTGCAGGTCCTCTACGGAGTAAAACCCCTCTTGTACTTCCATGTTGTTGGCCAAGAAAGAGGCATGATTCTTATCAATGCCAGGATCG